GTCATCGTCGTGACGTGGCTTGCGGCCGGCTTCTCAAGCAGGTACCGCTTCACCACCTCTGACATGCCAAGCAGTGGCGTAAACGTCACAAAGACCTGACCGGCTGTTGCGTTAGTCCGTGTCAGGCCCTCAGAATAAATTGGGAGCGGTGGCTCTTCGTCAAACCATACGAGGTCAACCGTGTCGGCCTGCCACTTCGTGCGGCCCTGATCGTATGACAAGAACTGCACCACAGAGTCCTCACCACAAATGTGGCGGACCACAATGCTTGATACGGCGTCAGGCACACCCTGCTTCATCGACGTGTCTTTGACACAGTCGTAGGGTATAGCGCCAGTGCCCCACTCTTCCCGCATCTCTGGCGGACCAAGCAAAAGACGCTGCACGCCTTTGCGCGTTAGCTCCGCTGACTCTGATCCGACCATTGACCTGATAGCGTAAGGGAACCGCTTACCCTTCCACCAATCAGGGTAACGACCGGTCAGGTGCATAGCGACCTCATACGCACCGGCCCATGTCTTGCCAAGCTGATTGCCTGCCATGAATAGCCGCTCACGGTAATCGGCGCCAGCGTTATGAAACTCTACCTGCTTCGCATAAGCATGGTAGGCGGCCAGCTTATTACGCTTGGCCCGGATATCCTTCAAACGCAGCAACTCGTACAGCTCTCGCTTTTCCTCAGCGGTTAGCAGTGACGTATCGAGATTGGCCAGATTCATTTGGCCGCCCGAGCCAGCAACATGGCCAGCCTCTGGTCAAGCTGTTCGCTTGATAGCTCAAGGCTGCCAGACATCTTGACCTCAATGGCTTTCAGCTTCGGCTGCGTGTAGCTCAGTATCTCCGACAACATCCGCACCCGAACGTCGGCATCAAGTTCATAGCGCCGCGCTGGCTGGCCAGTATGCGGGTCGATGAGGGCTCTACCGTCCTCATTGATGATTGGCCGGCCTTTGAGAATGCGTGCAAACTCAATCGCTGGATCGAGTCCCTCTTCTATCAATGCCTCAGAGACCGCAGTCAGATTGATTCTGAGCGGGTGCTTGATCCCTGAGCTTTTACGCATAGCATGCGCTCGTCCCGTCTTGGGACCTGCGTCCTCAAGGTCTTCAGGCGACGCCAGACGTGGCGGCGCTCCGTTTAATTCAGCTAGCCTTTTTGGCCTTGTTTTTACTTTTGCCATCGCTCATTGCCCCTCTCAACAATCCGCCGCCAGTATCGGCCGCGTTGTAATCCTTTGCCACAGACACGGGAACCCCGACCTTCTTTGCGAAAGCCGGGTTGTGTGCTGCAGCCGCCATCATGCGAGCCTGCTTGGCTGTCTTGCTTGGCATTAGCGTCCTTTCATGGCCTTACTTACTTCATTTCGACCCCATCGCTTTGCGGATGATCCCGGTCTTGGCCGTCTTTGCTGACTCCTCAAAGTCGGCCTTGCTCGGTGCGCCTTTGCTCCCAGCCTTGCGCATGCGTTCGCCCGAACCGGCAGCGATACGTTCGCGTTTGGCTTGAATGTTCGCGTACAGGCCGGGCTTGTGCATGATTAAATCTTGCCGTTAATGATGCCGCCGGAGAAGCCGGGCACGTTACCGCTCTTCATGCCGCCCTTGTACTCAGGCTGAGTTTCATTGGTGCCGGGCATTGGTACGGACACTTTGCCCGGGATTTCGCCTTTGCCTTGCTGCTGGTTGCTACCGACTGGTGCTCCGGGCGTAGAGCCCGGCATTGCTGCTGCGTTTTTCATCATTCCTCCTGCTGCGCGGATTAGATTACGGGATTGTGGGTTTGAATATTCTTGCATGGTAGTACTCCGATCAGGCCATCATGTTCGACTGCTTCGGCCGGCTGGCCGCCTCTTCATCCCAAGCCGCCTTGTAAGCCTCTGGCTTCTCAGTAGCTTGTTCTTCTGGGCTCTCGCCCTCTTCCTCGGCCAGCATGTTGTCAACGTAATCGCGGCACTCTGCCACGCTTTCGCAGACGTATGGCTGCTCCATCTCGTCGGAATCGACAGTGATCTTGCCACTGTCTTCCATCGTAATCGTGATTGTTTTCGCCATTTATGGGCTCCAGATAGACAAAAAGCCACGTCAATGCGCGGCTTTTTTGCACGTTTTTCGCGGACGCGGGGGTGCCCAAAAATTATATGATTTCCAATTAGGCACGTCAAGCGTCAATTTTCAAGCAAATAGTGTTGTATTTATACAACACATTGAAAGTTAAAGCTAGGAAACATGCGGGTCTTTTAAAAATACAAAGGCCCCCTTTTAAACATACAAAGTGACATTGACAGTGCTTGTCATCTATAGTTGAGTTGTTGGACAAGCAGTACCGCGAAGGATTCAGCGGGATACAAAAAGGAAACCACCGGAGTTCTGATCTAAGCGTGGTGAGCGCAAGGGACCAACCGGCAGACCGCTAAGACCTAGTCCCCAAGACTAGCGAGTGCGAAGGAAACCAAAGGGCAGCGTGCTGTTCTTTGGCGGCGCAGCAGGCTGCCGACAAATGCTTGCACTTCAGGAGAAAACATTATGAGCAACGACTTAACAATGTACGGCGTAGACGACATGAAGGTTTATTTCGAAAACGCCAAGGCAAACATGACGTACAGATTTACGGGCGGTTTTATGATCGTGGCTGGCCTGATGTCTGATGCACAAGAACTGATGGCGTACGGCAACATTGAGGAAGCAAGGCAGACACTTAATCGCGCTAAATACTTGCAATTCAAAATTGCAGCCGGCGAAATGGAGTTTAAAAACGAAAGGATAGAAGCATGAAATACACAGTTGACTACTACGACGACGAAGATCGCCGGCCCTTCTGGGGCGTTACCGAATGGGTTGCAAACGAGCTCGGTGGCGCGTCAGGCCGGTTACTTGAGAAGTGCTCGACCGAAGCCAGCGCCGAGTCGCTTGCCCGTGCTTACACCATGATTTATGCATATTCTTACTGATGAGACCGGGTGGTACCGGTCGAAACCGTCCCCGGGCGGTCTGGGAAACCCCGTGCTGCGCGGCTCGCAGAAACTCTTTAGGAGATGGCTATGTCACACGAAATTACTACTCACGCCGACGGTCGCGTCGAATTTGCTTACTTAGCTTCAGACGGCACCCCTTGGCACGGCCTTGGCAAACCGATGGGCGCCGATGCAACCATTGACCAATGGCGTGTTGATGCTGGGATGGACTGGCGCATTCAGCGTTCCGAGATTCGGTACGCAGTCAGCCGTGACATCAACGCAGATAGCTTAGTCAAGCTGCCTGACCAGCACGTTCTGTTTCGCTCAGACAACCTTGACCCGCTGGGTGTTGTTTCCAAGCGGTATCAAGTTGTCCAGCCGGGCGAGGTGCTCGAGTTCTTCCGAGACATCGCAAAGGCTGGCGGTTTGGAGTTGTCGGCAGCCGGCACGATCTACGGTGGCAAGCGTTTCTGGGCCACTGCGAAGATCGGCGAAGCTTCACCGACTTCTCTGGCTGACACGATTGGCGGCTACTTGCTGATCAGCACCAGCGCAGACGGCAGCTTGGCTACTGAGGTTCGTCGCACTACGGTTCGCACCGTTTGCAAGAACACGCTGGCTATGGCTTTGGGCGAATCAAAAGCGTCGGTCAAAGTGTCTCACCGTTCTGTGTTCAATCCTTCGCAAGTCAAAGACTTCATGGGTTTGAACGAAGCAGCGTGGGAAGCCTTCCGTCACAACGTCACGCGTCTGGCCAATATCAGCATTCACGAAGAGGAAGCCGGCGACTTCGTTGCTGGCCTGCTCGGTGGTGCTGCAAAGGTTCGCGAGACTGCCGGGTTCACCAAGATTCTGGACCTGTTCAACGGTTCTGGCATGGGTGCAATGAACGACGGCGTGTTTGGTACGGCGTGGGGTTTGCTCAATGCAGTTACTGAGTACGCCGATCACCACGTCCGTGCTCGTAACGATCAGAACCGCTTCGTCTCGGCTCAATGGGGCGCCGGCGCTGATCTGAAGCAGAAAGCATTAGCAAATCTGCTTGCTGCCTGACTGTAGCGTGTAGGGCATCCCCCGGGTGCCCTATGCAGTGCAGTTGCATTACCGCACCGGCCGGTCGCCGGTAATTTTTAGGAGTCACTACTATGAACGAATCGAATCTTGCAATGCTTGGCGGAATCGTCGATAAGCTCGCCCTGATCAAAGCGCAAATAGCTGATCTGAAATTAACCGAGACGCAACTCAAGCAGGACCTGATCGACAGCGGCTTCGCGTCGATTGATGGCACGCTCAACCGGGCAGCGATATCAGAATGCGACGGCAAGACCAGCGTCGATTGGAAAAAGATTGCTGAGAAGTTTAGCCCGTCTCGCCAGCTTGTCACCGCCAACACGACCGTTGGCGATCCTTACTTCACCGTCCGTGTCTCAGCGAGGAAGTCATGAACTACATCAAGCAGCTTGAAGCTGACAAGGTAGAACTAAACGACGTGATCATCACCCGTGCTGAACGGGTTCAAGAATTCCGCGAACACTTGCAGACCTCGAAGTTTGGTCCGCAGGCGGACGGGTCCCGGGGAGACTGGATAGCGACCGGGGATGTGCTCCGCTGGTTGCAGTACCTCGATGACACCGCACAACCTTTTGTTTACTAGGAGATTGACATGATTGACTTTGAATTGATGGACGCCCTTGAAGGCGAAACCCCGCTCGACCCGTTCGAGTACTACAGCGTGCTGCAGTCCGCCATCAACGGCGGCACGGCATGGAAACTGCAAGGCGCCTACGGCCGTGAGCTGATGGCCGCCATTGAGAACGGCTACTGCATGCTCGGTTTTGAGTCAAAGAAAGACTACTGGGGCAACACGATACCTAGCAGGACCGACGTCAAGCCCGGCACGAAAGGCAGCTACGAATACGTCGCAGACAGGTTCGGCAACATGTGGGCCGACACGATTGACGGGGGCTGACATGGACCCACGCGACTTTTGGATTTACGTAGCAGCCTTGATCGCCTTGATCGTCTGCGCACTTGACATCTTTATTTGGAGACCGTGATGAAATTAGCTGACCGCCGTTTACTGTATCAAATTGAAGGCACCGACTTTAAGATTGCCGTGCCCTACTCAATAAACACGGGTGCTTATTACAAAAGCAACTTTGAGTTGTTCGGTATCACGATGACCCTTGTATCGCCGCACAAGGGCAATCGCCCGGGGGTGCTCCGGGCGTCTGTGCCACTGCCGGCGTCTTGGCTGGTTGACCTGTCCGGGAGGGCGCGATGAAAACAATTTACAGTTGTTTATTTGATGACAAAATGTCAGTTCAAGACGTTCTTAGGCGCATAGCTACGGACGGCGTGTTTGCTTTTAGTTGGCCTGACAATGCTGCTTTTAAAGTTGGCTTTGTTAAGTATCAGCGTATTCATGGTCACTTAGAACACTACTACAATGTTCGGTATGTGCGTAAAGATGATGAAATAATGATGGACTACGAAGACCCTGAGTCTTCAATTTTTAACGACTACGGGTGGCCTAAATGATTCAACTATCTTTCAACGATTTTATCGACACGATTGGCTGGTCCGAGGTAGTCAAGGACAAGCTTCGTTCGATGGCCTTGAGGGGCGACATAAAGTATCTGGCAGCTTGGGACAATGCAGGCAAGCCGTCGGCGTCCGCATTCACTGAACGCCCGGACCGTTGGCCGGCTAACTTAATCGGCGTTTGGTCTAGTCGCGGGGACGACCCCTTCCTTCCAACTAAGTCAAAAACCATGCAGGCAGTTGACCTAGTCACGGAAGACAAGTTATCAGTCTACGCTGCCGCTAAGCAGCTCGACATCAACCCGTCAGCAGTGCACCGCGCAATAGCAAGGCGCGTTGACAAGGACATCTGTCCTTGTTGTCATCAAGTAATTAGAAATCCAGTTCAGCATTTAACTTCTTCATAATCGCCGCAGCAACTTCTCTTTCCATTCGAGAGATTGATTCAATCAACCAAAGGGTCGCCTCATCTGGTTCAACCAGCTTGACGCGGCCCTGTCCTTTACATACCCCGCACTCGACCTCGCTCAGTATCGGCGTCCCCGGTACGATCTCATACCCCCTCCCGTGGCAAGGCTTGCACACGTCATCGAGCCAATGCTTGACGACCATCTGCACAGTCTTTAGCGTATCAATCCCCGCAAAACGCATCGCAGTCAAAGTCAAAAGCCCGTCCAGCACTGACGCAAGTTCCCTCGTGTCGCCGCTAAACTTTAATCGCCACAGTGAAGCACCCAGTGGCATCCCGGCGCCCACCATCCCGCATGCCCTGATGATATCGATATCACCGACCTCATTCTCATCGGCTTCCTGTAGATGGCTGGATGTTTGCGCTCTTGATATACGCTCTCTTGATGTCATGCCTTCCCTTTCAACTCATTAACCGCGTCAAGTAAAGCCTGCTGCATATCGCCCTTGGTTTCCAACACCTTGATGATTCTCTGATCTATCGTGTTGACGGCGACGATGTGATGCACTGTCACTGTGTTCTTCTGGCCCGGGCGATGCAGTCTAGCATTTGCCTGCTCGTATAGGTCAAGGCTAAACGGCAAGCCGAACCATACCGCAACATTGCCTCCCAGCTGCAGACCGTCAACACCGTGACCACCTGAAGCTGGGTGCATCAAAAGCAGCTTCACCTTCCCGGCCTTCCACTTCTCAAAGCTTGGCGCACCGTCGAACACAACCGCATCGGGGAAACGCTTAATGATTCTTGCCTGATCGTGCTGGTAGCTGGTAAAGCAAAGCACAGGCTCGCCCTGTTCGACGATCTCTTCCAAAGCGTTTAGCTTCGAGTCGTGTATCTCATGCACTCCCCTTGTGTCGTCATACACTGCGCCGTTGGCCATCTGGGCCAGCTTACCTGCCAGCACAGCGGGGTTGACCGCGTAAATGGCATCACTGACTAGCGTATGCTCGAGCTCGTGGTATCGGTCCATGTCAAAGCTCACCGGTATCACGTTATCAATCCTCTCAGGCATCTCAATGTCGCTGTCAATCGACAGCATCACGTCGGCCACAGCCTCATAGATCACCTTATCGGCACCGGGCTTTAGCTTCCACGAATAGATGATGCTGCCGTTCCGCTTGTCAGGATTAAAATACTTCTCACGGTACCTGCCGATCCCCTTCTCCAGCCTCTTGCCGCCATCCATCACACTGATCTGGGCCCACAACTCAAGCAGGCTGTTCGGTGTCGGTGTACCGGTCAGCATGTACAGGTGTTTGATGTACTGCCTGACAGAATTTAATGCCTTCCAGCTCTTACTGGCACGGTCTTTAAACCCTCGATTCTCATCAATGATCACGCACTCGAACGGAAACCACCTGCCAAACTGCTCAACCAACCACGGAAAGTTCTCGCGGTTCACGATATACACGTCCGCCTCCCTCTCCAATGCCTCTAAGCGTTGCGAGACGGGCCCCAGAACCTTCGAAACGACCAAGTGGCTAGTGTGGTACCACTTCGATGCTTCGGCAGCCCACACGAGCTCTGAGACCCTCAGCGGGGCAACCACCAAAGTCTTACACTTCAACTTATCGATGACTGTCAAACTGACAACCGTCTTCCCTGCACCCATCCTTAAAGCCAGCAACTGGTACGGTGTCGCCAGCATCCTGTCAATCGCCTGCTGCTGGTATGCCCTTGGTAAAAATTCCATCGATCTTTTCCTCTGAGTCAATTGTACGTACGTCAGCCCCTAAACTTATCAACATCGCATGAACCTTAATTTGCAATGCTGTGGCTTTCTTGCCGGGTGCTTTCATTTCAACAAAAATGATCTTACCTTCTGGCAAGAACACGATCCGATCCGGGACCCCCGAAAAGCTCGGTGAGACCCACTTCAAAGCCAGCCCGCCGGCCTTCTTAACCCGGTCACGCAACCTCTTTTCCAGCTTACTCTCAAGTATTGTCATTTTGATATACGGGGTAACTGGGGTATCCGGGGAGGGCGTTCTATACATATATAGGATAACTACATACTTTTATTTATATATACTCATCCCTATAATATATAGAAAGTAGGTTACCCCAGTTACCCTATTAGGCTATAACCTATGACTGGCAACGGTTTTGGCGGGGGTAACTTGTTTTTAAGGTTACCCCCTAAGTTACCCCAGTTACCCCATATCCTCAATAAATGTTGCTGGTACAGCAAGCAATTGTCGGCCGTGCGACTTTCGACTCTGTCCTCCGTTCAATTTTCTCAACGCAAAACTTGCCGACATTGCTTCACCTCTGGTCGGGTCTTTGACTCCAACACGCATTAAAGCCTCTGTTGCGGTGACCCATTCCCACAGGTTACCCCCGTTACCCTGCAGGTTACCCCCTTTTTCCCAGTCAAATCCGGCTGCAATTCGCTCTTCAATGGGGTCAATTACGGTGAAATCCTCGTTGTGAATTGCAAGTTCTGCGACGTCTTCCATCGACAGATTGAAGCCTTCGCCGGCTGTCCAGATCGAGTGGAATTCAGCCCAAACTTGCTGCATGTCGAGCTCCCCATCAAGTATGAACCCATCGGCAGGCACGGTTAAAATACGCCGACTCCCGGTCTTATCGCCTAGAAACCAAGGCTCGTTTACGCTTCCCCCGAACACCGTGCGACGACCAAAGCACGACTCGACTGCTGCATACGGCCGACGAATCTTGTCTACTAGCTGAGTGATGAAAGCCTTCAATGCTGAGATGACGCTCTTCTGGAACGTGGCATCGAGCTCGCCCAGCTCGACGATCCAATAGGTCAGGACGATAAAGATCGAGTCCTTCGACTTCAGGTCCAGAGTGTGGCCGGTCAGGATGACATCAAGCTCAGGCGGTGCAAGCCTCTGGAACCATGTTGTCTTACCGATGTTCTGGGGACCGACGAAAGTCAGAATCCCTTGACCTGCGATACCGTCCGGGCTGAATGCTGCTGCCACTGCTTGAATCATCCACTTGCGCATCAGCTTGGATTTGATCGGCGACTTGGATACGACTGTCGCGTAGAACTTCTCGAGTCTGGACACGCCGTCCCAAGGCACACCGCTAATCCACGTAGTGACCGGGTTGAATTGGTTCTCGTCTGCGATCTTGATTAAGAACTGAGCGACGTGCTTGGTTGGCATGCGTACGCGTTCGCACTCTGAGAGCATGCAAGCGAGGGCAGCATTGTCTCGGTTGTCTCGGGTGAACGACTGGTTCGGGATCAGTATCTCGATTGCTTTCTTGATGACGTTATAACGCACGCGCCAACCCAGCTGCTCGATCAAGGCACGCATGTTTTCGATTGTGCACAGTGGATGCCCTTCGTCGTTGAGGTGGACGAACCCGCCCCCACTGCCCAAGCCGCCACCCCCGCCCCCGCCGTTACCAACCCGCGACCGGACCCACCCACGTACGGTGGAGATGGTCAGCTTGACTCCCAGCTCCTTGGCCTTGACCTGTATCGCGGCTGCCAGCTGCTCACGCTCTACGTCTGACAGGCCGCCATTGTTAGCTGCCGAAGCTGCGATCTTTTCCTGTAAGTCTTTCGGGTCTGTGCAGGCTGACACCTGCTGGCTCAAATCGAGCATTACCGCGTCTCTGTCTACCTTGATCGCGACCTGCCTCGCGTCCTTGGTCTTCTTGAGAAGGGTGGCCAATGTCACGGCTCCACGACCTTGCGACCGTTGCGTGCTAAACGACCCCCACTTTGCCGCGCACACCCCCTCGATCCACTTCCCCGAGCCTGCGCTCCAGTTATCCCAAGCGTCTAGCCATGCCGGGTCGCCTTCACCTTGGTGGTGTAGCGCGGCGCCGACAGACAGCCACTCAGCGTAACCGTCATCGGGGTCGATGTGGGGCAGCACTTCGTCGATCACTCTGTCCAAGTCCCAGCCGTCGAGCACTGGCCGGTAGAGAGCAAGCGAGGCGATGCCATCACCACTGCCACCATTAGCCACCGGCGCTGACATCCCCTCACCCCAGACCTTCTTGACCATCCAGTTAAGGTCCTGCTGGCTAACTGGCAGGTGACCGTGGCCTTCGAGCTGGTGACCGGTGACGGTGAAATAACGCCCGTCTCTGTATAGCTCGACACCGAATTCTTTCTTGGTGCGCGACGAGTCGAGGTTCGTGTGGCTGAATATCTTAATGCCGGTACCTGACGGCGACACCTCTGCATAACCGTCGACCTTGTCTAGCACTTCCTGAGCGAAGTCTGTCAACTTCCCCGTGACGGGGTCCCGACAGTCGTCGAGGTCGATACCATGCAAGTCGTCACCGAGCACGATACCGAGGCCGTCGAAGTCGTTGAATATTAGGTAGTCAGCGGCCTCGTCATAGGTGGCCCATGTACGTGGGTCGGTCGATGACGCTGGCTTGCCGTCAATACCGAATGGGACCTTCGCCCAGACATAGGTACCGTTCGGCTTGGTCTTCTTAACGTAACGCCAAAGGACCCATCTCGGGATCGACTTCAGGTCTTCCGGTACTGATCCCCATTTAAACGGTAATGCTGGTGGTCTGTTCATAATTTTCTTGCCTTTATTTTCTTATGCGGCGTGCCAACGATGATTCGCTGGTTAGCCGGTACGCCCTTGCTTGCATCCGATACATACTTCGCCATCGAGTAGTCACGACAAATTAGCAGTACGACTCCTTGGTCGTTTAAGACTGTGTACGTCCTATCTAATCCGTCGTTAACTAGAACCATATAGCAATGCTATGCGAGTTCTCTAAGTTTTAGTATTGTTTCTTGCAACCTACGCACTTCTTTACTAAGCTCTGATATCTTAGATTCCGCAGCGTACAACGCGCCTGCTAGTTCTTGTTTAGTAAGCGTACTTACTTGCTTAACAGGTTCGTAACTCATGTGCTCTCCCCCAGCGCCTCTTTAATTGCCGCAATCGCTTCGCGCAATTGGTTACCGTACTGGCACTCTTGGCAATCGGGATGGCCGCAATCATCGTCTAGTTCAACTTCCTGCTCCGTCAAAATCTTGAGCGCCATCTTTAATGCGTCGTCTTTAGTCATGTGTTTCGCTCCTTTAATAACTTTTCTGCCCATAGCACTCCATCGCCAAATTCGCCGCCTGTCCAGATTGCGCTGTGCTTCTCATCTTCAGTCAGCCCAACCCATTCTTTAGGCAGGTTGTACTCGCTTTTAACGTAGACCATTTTGTCCGGGTCAGTCGGGTGCGGTTTAATCGGCATTGTTCTTCTCCTTTAGCTTGGCTTCAATGGCGCGGCACGTTCCTTGAATACTCATTTCTAAGCAATCTTCAATCTCTTTATCCCTCAGCCCAGCCCATGTGCGTTTAGGTTGAATGGTAACGCTGGTAATTTCATGTGTTCCTTGCACAAGCTGCGCTACATACTTTGCCAGTTGTTCTGGTACTGAATTAGTCATCCATTCTTCTCCTTTAGTTTGGCTTCTACTTCACGCGCAATATCTGTATAGCCATAAACGCCAACAACCAAAGGCGTTGCCTTCCATAAAATAGCAATCTCATCATCAGTCAGCCCAACCCATTCTTTAGACTGAGGCCACTGCCCATTAAATTTGTATAGTTCTTCAAACTCGCCGCTCCAATCCACAAATGCGCGAACAGAATCATTCATCGCCCATTCCCTTTCGCATCGAGTGCATCCAACCTTGCGCGACGTGGGACTAAACGTCAATTGCGTTATGTACTTATGACCGAACAGTGCGCACATTAATCTTTCTATCATGCGTTCTTCTCCTTCATATCTGTGTGAGACTCGGCGTTTTTAATATAACGTAAAGCAGTTTGATGACGCGTCTCGTCGGGAAATTTACTTGCTACTGCATACAACAACTCCATGTATTTTTCTTGCGTACCAAGCCATTCCTCCGGCGCTTCTTTGTAGTCAGGATCACGTCCTTCAGCTAAGGCCATCATCAATTCCATGCCGTTGTACATTCCTTGCATATATGGATCGTAGTCCCATGTCCCGCGCTGCCCTTGTGCCTCTAATACATTTTTCATTTTCTGGATATTGTTCATGTGTTCTTCTCCTTTAGCTTGGCTTCAATGTCATGGGCATAATCTAAAGTATTAAAAAAATAGTTCGTAACGCGTTTTTCTGCCATCAATTCATATTCATTATCAGTCAGCCCAACCCATTCGCGCTGCGGTGGCGCTACAATTTCCGACGAATCACGTATTGAATCTATAATAACTTTGTTAATGCCCACCGGTTCCTGCTCTGGCTGCGCTTGATGCTCTCGCCAAAATCTTTGCAGCACCGCTTTCTCTGTCGGACATCCATCATCTTCAACGCATGGTTTGTCTTGGCTTTTTTCAGGCTCCGGTTCAGGCTGCGATAGTCTGGCGCGTAGTGCTTCCGCAATATGGTTTGCGCGTGATCTTGCCCATCTTTCAAACTCACCAAGCGACGCAAGTTCTCCCCAATGCCGATAATCTGCGCTGGCTATTTGTTCGGCTGTTTCAAGCGCCATTTGCATTACTTCTTTATCAGTCATGTCGGCTTCCTTTCCCCTGTTTCAAACGCCTCTCTATTGTCTGCGCTGTTGTGCGTAACTAAGTTCAACTCCTCGTCAACTCGCGGGTTACACCAGCACGTCGCTTCTTCTGCGTGTTCTCGAAGATCGTTTAACGGAACCACATGAGTTGAAGCCCCGTTCTTCTGCATTATGTTTGTCCATACTTGCCATGTCATGTGTTCTTCTCCTTTAGTTTTGCTTCGATGGCATCAATAAACATCGCAGGGTCATTCCAATGATCAACAATCTGTTCTATCTCCTCATCCGTCAGCCCAACCCATTCTTTCTTATTTTTACGTGCCGTTATTGCTGCATCAAGCTGCTCAAATAAACGAATTTCATCCATTATGTTTAAAGGAAAGTACTCTGAGTTCATGTTTCGATTGGTCATGTCCCAAAGCCTGTCTCTGTGTTTTTGTAGCGCGTCAATTACAACGTCATAGTCATCCACTATTCTTCTCCTTTAGCTTGGATTCAGCCCACCAAACCGCAGATTCCCACGCTTGTGTAGTTACCCAACTTTCTCTATTACCTTCGCGTATCTCCTCATCCGTCAGCCCCTGCCATTCGCGCTGTGGTGGGGCGGTGTAGAGTGGTATGCAGTCCGTTTTGTCGCTTACTAAAACTGGGCGCTGCTTAACAACCAAATCGCCACAATCAATCAATGGAGTGCCATCAAGTTCTGTCAACATCCACGCCACCGGCTTCGGTTCAGGCTGCGCTAGTGCTGCGCGTAGTGCTTCGATTGCTTTATCGCTTTCATCGGTTCGCCAATTTCCCTGCAACGCATCCAACGCCTGCTGCAATAGTTCTCTGTCGTTATTCATCAATGCACCTCAAACCATTTAGTAGGTTTGTTTTCCACCCAAAACGGGTTTACGCGAAACGTAACCCACGGACGATCAGGCCCAATTTGTAAATGCCGCGCACCAAAGCGCCAATTAATCCACAGGTTGCTCATTCTTTCCCCTCCGCTTTGGCGAGCGCATCGTTGACTACTTGCATGACACCATTTGTAAGGCGCAGCGAGCCTGTTTGAGAAGTGTGATACTTCAATCCGTACAATGCTTTCTCCAGCGCCTCCACCAACTCCGCGTTCATCTCATGCAATCGTTCATTATCTTTAACTACAGCATCATGTATTTGAATGTACGTATTGCACTTCTCTTGCCATTGCTGGTTTTCTTCATGCAGTCGGCGTAGTTCGGCAGCGGCTTGTTTACGATTTATAAGTTGACTTCCGACATTTAGCGTTAATATATTTGCCCACCTCAGTGCTTCCGATTGGTTGTTATTCATACCTGCCCCCTTGCGCGGATAGCTTCTGCACAATGCCTTGGAGTTAGTGATGGGTGCTCCCCAACTTCTCCACAAACCTTCGCACACGCCTCACGCTCCGCTGCTGCGACTAATTCAGCAAAGCGTTCAAGCAAATCTAAAAGCGATCCGCTTGTATAAGTCATACCCAATGAGTTCGACTCAAATCCAGCCTCCCGCGCCATGCGAATAATGTCATCTCGTGTCATTTCTTTCCTTTTTGCCTATCCGCTGCTAAGCAGCGGTTACCCTCTGCTAAGCAGAGACTTGTCATGACAATTGTTAATGTTTGTTCGGAGCAGGGGGTAGGTAGCGCAACATCGCCCTCTGCACCTCGTTCTTAAACTGGTCCTGTGTCTCTGGCTTACAGAGCAACACAAGCTCAATCCCCTCCTCTTCCAGCGGGCAATGAATCTCCCCGCCTCCCAGCACCGCTCGAATAATGTCTATCGTAAGGAACAGTTTTATCTCGGTCATTTTTTGCCTTGTCTCAGTACATGCCATGCAATGTCAGGCCGCATCTGCTCGGCCCTAATAGCTAACCCCAGATCGCGAGCCAGCTTTTCCAATGCCGGCACACGGTCCGCAGGTATTCTGTTGTTTCTACACCACAGGCTTACCGCTTGACTGCGGATTCCTAGATACTTGCCCACTACTGTGGGACCACCGAGCTTACGAATTATTTGGATAGGTTTCATGGCTTTGGATGATAGCGATACTATCAAATGAACGCAAGCTCAAAATTGTACAAAAAAAGACTTGCAGTGTCCGATAGCTATGCTATCATGCCCTTCACTTGTAGGAGGACACATGATTAAGAAGACACCTAGTTTTAACATTTTAGATTCTGAGTTTAAGTGGGTACCAGCTGCTAAGACCGATATACGTAAACGGTTTAGAAAGATTCAGGCTGAGTTGGCGAAGACCGCGAAGCTTGAGGAACAGACGGTAACCGACAACGTGACACCGATCAAGAGGTTTAAGTAATGCAGGCAAGCTACCGCACTTTCACTACCGAAGAACTGCTGGAAGAGTCTGATAAGCACTTCTCGAATCCGTTAATAGCGGAGCTGGCGCAGAGGCTTCAGAACGTATTAGACACACCACCGGAGGTGATTCAGTATCCCGACTGTGACTGCAACATAAACGACTAATAATAAGAAGGATGGCAAATGATTAAGTTGGAACTTACTATCTTCTCACCCGCTGAGATGATCGCTACTGCACGCTACCTTGAAGCGATGGCAGCTGCACGCGAAGAAGAACCGGGCTCCGCTGCGATTATTGGCAGCAACCCAATCGAGCCTAAGAAACCGGCTAAGGTTAAGAAGCCTGCGCCGATGCCCGAGCCCGAGCCAATACCGGAGCCGGAGCCAACACCTGAGCCCGAGCCGGAGCCAATACCTGAGCCCCCTCCAAAGCTCATGACCCTCGAAGAACTTAGGGCGCGAATACATGTAGTGAATTCGGCCGGCAAGAAAGATCAGGTCAAAGATTTATTAGGCAGCTTTGGCGTATCGCATTTAACCAGTTTGGCCGAAATTGAATACGAAGATTTTGTAAAAAAAGCGGAGGCCCTCTAATGGCAAAAGTTACAGTAGTAGTCTGGGATGAAGACGGCGAAGTAAAGACAACGGGCGACATCGATCCGCCTGATGCAGTGACAACCGGTGAAGTTACACCGGCTGCGATCATCGGCTTGTTCCTTCACTCGCACATGGCCCAGATATACAAAGCCGCGATTGAGTGGGGCCAAGGTAAAACCACGGACCCTGAAGAGCCGGTTGACGTAACGCCGAAACTGTACATACCTGACGCGGATATCAAGCGATGAAAGAGTCAACCATTCAGGCCGTCACGGCCTTAATAGTAGGCACCGTCGTTTGGCTTGGTAGTGCGTTTGCCGCTGGCATATGGCTTGGTTTAGTCGCCGGCTGGGCACGCATGATTTACAAGGGGATGTTATGAGCGAGAAAGAAGATCAGGACCTGCGGGATATCTTTGCTGCCTTTGCCATGCAGGCACTCGTGCCGCTAGGTTACCGTGACGAGGCGCCTAAGATCGACGTTGCGATGGCGGCTTATGACGTGGCCGACGCAATGCTACTGGCAAGGAAAGTCAAATGACTGCACACGCAAAGCTGTCTGCGTCTGGGTCTGAGAAGTGGATGACCTGCACACCTAGCGCCCGCCTCGAGGAGAACTTCCCCGATGACGAGTCTGAGTTTGCAAAGGAAGGCACGTTTGCGCATGCTGTCTTTGAGCAAAAGCTGCTGACCTTCCTCGGCCGTGAAGTTGACCCGCTTGAGGACTCGCACTTTGACACGCCCGAGCTCCGCGACTATGTGACGGAGGCTGTCGAGTTTGGCATTGAGCGAATCAAGGAAGCTTACAAGCGTTGTTCGGACCCGAGGATTTTAGTTGAGCAGCGTCTGGATTTTAGCGAGTGGGTGCCTGAAGGTTTCGGCACCGGCGACTTGGTGATTGTTGCTGATGATCTGGTTGAGGTGCTCGACCTGAAATACGGGAAGGGTATCTTTGTTGGCGCCGAGGGCAATAGCCAGATGCGTTTGTATGGCCTCGGGGCCTATAGCGAGAATTCGTTACTGTACGACATCAAGTCCGTACGGATGACCATCCTGCAGCCGAGACTGGATAACTATAGCAGCGAGGAGCTGGCAATCGATGACCTGCTTTCTTGGGCTGAGAATGAAGTCAAGCCAAAGGCAGCACTTGCTTGGGCTGGAGAAGGTGAATTTGTTGCAGGCGATCATTGCTCTTCGTGCTTTTGCAAGGCACGTTTCCAGTGCGCTGCGCGTAGTGAGCAGGCGCTTGCCTTAGCACAGCAAAGCTTCTCGATGGTTAAGCCGGAGGTGCTGACACTTGAGCAGATAGCGATGGTCCTTGAGCGCGGCGAGACTGTATCGAAGTGGGTGTCTGATGTGCAGAGTTATGCACTAAAGCAAGCCGAGAAGGGTATCGCAGTGCCCGGCTATAAGCTGGTCGAGGGTCGTAGCAATCGGCGTTACAAGAGTCAGGACTTGGTTGCCGAGAGGTTGAAAGAACACGGCTTCAAAGAGGCGGCTATCTATGAGCGGAATTTACTCGGCCTGACCGCGATGGCCACCGCCCTTGGTAAGAAACGATTTGACGAAGTGCTAGGCGACTTGATTGAGAAGCCTACCGGCAAGCCTGTACTGGTGCCGAATGCAGACAAGAGAGAAGTAATAGAAAGTAATCATGGATTTTCGGCGATTGCCGATGACCGTAGCTGAGTCGGTAACTCAGCACTTAAACGCTAGGAGCGAATCATGGCATTAGAAGCACACAAAATTATCCTCAACAATGCACGCCTTTCATATGCGTACATCTTTGGCGAAGGTAAAGTTGGCGACAACGGCAGACGCAGCTGGAGCACGACCGCTTTGATCCCTAAGAATAGCCCGCAGGTGCCAGCCATCAAGGCTGCAATCGACGCGGCCAAAGCGAAGGACGCGCAGAAGGTAGGCAAGACCGGCATCAAGTCGCCTTTGCTGGACGGTGACACGAAGAACGACGACGGTGAATTTAAATACACCGGCGCCGAGAACCGTGGCATGTACCTGCTGCGTTGCACGAACTACAACCGTCGTCCGGTAGTAGTTGATCAGAACGTGCAGCCGGTGATTGACCCTGACACGGTCTACTCGGGTTGCTACGCGAACGTGCAAGTGTCTTTCTACGGCTACAACAGTGGCACGAACAAGGGCATCTCTCCGGGCCTTGACGCTATCCAGAAAGTCAGAGACGGCGAGCGTTTGTCAGGCGGTAATGTAGACGCCGCGAGCGTATTCACTGCGGTCGCAGACGACTTCATGGCTTAATATTTCACGGGGGAAAGCGGATGCTGACTGATACGCCGAAAACGTAGGTCTTGAAGTCAGACGCAGCGAGTACCCCACCTAATTTATTGGAGAACACTATGCAAGAAACTAAAGAACCAAAATGGTTTAAAGACCGTGTATTTTTCGATCAACCTGCAAGCTTGGTTATCGGCGAATACAAAGATTATGTCGTGCCGTACAACTTGGCCACGCTGGCCGCAACACACAAACGTCGCGCCGAAGCAATTCGGAAACGTCCTTAATGAATAGCCCAGCCGGAGGTGGCGCACATAACACCGGCAGCGGGGGCCACGTCATCTTTCTGGTCGTCGTTCAGCGTGGTGACCCCGTACTTTTAAAAAGAAAGGATTTTTATGAACCCAATAAGATGTAAATTGGCAGTCGCTTTACGCACAGCACGAGCGGCAACAGGCTGGACCCAATCTGAGGTAGCCAATCACCTGCGTTTGCCTAAACAGGCGCTCCCTCGATTGGAAAGGGCTCTACAAAACATTAGTGCCGACTACTTGCTTATGCTTGTGAATTTTTATGCTGAGCGGGGGGTAAAGATAATTTACGCGGAAGAATCTTTCGTGCGTGTTGAAATTAATGACAAAGCGTTAGCTTGCGCGCGCCAGCGTTTAGAAGAGAAAAACGGATGACCAAACCACAAATTATCAGTATCCAAATGGTGCCGGCCGGTGTTGAGCTGGTACTGCAAGCGTTGAACAAGTTGCCCCGCGAACAGAGCGACGCTTTGTTCCTCGAGATACTTGAGCAATATAAGTCACAAGTTTTAGTTGAGGAGCCGACAGAGTGACAACCCTACGCATTGACCTTGAGACTTATAGCAGCGTTGACTTGAAAAAGTGCGGCGTGCATAAGTACGCAGAGTCGGATGACTTCGAGGTCATGCTGTTTGCCTATGCCTTCGACGACGAGCCAGTGACCGTCGTCGATCTGGCAATGGGACAGAAGTTGCCGGCAAGGGTTGTCTCGGCTATCAATGACCCGGCTATCATTAAGGCTGCCTATAACGCGGCCTTCGAGATTACCTGTTTGAATTGCCACTTTCAAATGCAACTTGACACAACGCAGTGGCGTTGTACTAGCGTGCATGCTTTATACCTCGGCCTGCCCGGCAACCTTGCTGATGTCGGTAAGGTCATGGGCCTTGCAGCCGACCAGCAAAAGAAGTCAATCGGCTGGCAGTTGATCCGTTACTTTTGCCTGCCATGCAAGCCGACGATTAAGAACGGTGGCCGCACTCGCAACCTGCCGCATCACGACCCGGCTAAGTGGCAGCTGTTCGTAGACTACTGCGCCGGCGACGTGGTCGCTGAGAGGGCGATTGCCACAAGGCTGGCCAAGTTCCCAGTCCCTGCAAAAGAGTGGCGCCTGTGGGCCCTTGACCAGCGCATGAACGCCTACGGTCTGATGCTTGACCGTAAGCTGGTGACGAATGCCATCGAGTGCGACGGTATCTTTAAAGAGAGGATGCTCGCCGAGGCGGTCCAGCTAACTGGCTTATCTAATCCGAACAGCCGCAACCAGCTACTTACTTGGTTGCAGGCTGAGGAAAGCGAAGACATTAGCGACATCACTAAGAAGAACGTCCCTAAAATTCTCGAAGCAACCGACAGCGCGATTGTGCGTCGGGTGCTCAAGCTGCGCCAAGAACTAGGCAAGACGAGCGTTTCGAAGTTTGCAGCGATGGAGCGTGCTGTCTGCAAGGACCATGCGGTCAAGGGCCTGACCCAGTTCTACGGCGCCAACCGCACCGGTCGTTGGGCTGGCCGTCTCGTGCAGGTGCAGAACCTGCCCCAGAACAAGCTACGCGATATCGACCTTGCCCGTCAGATGGTCAAGGCCGGCAAGTATAACCAGCTTGAGATGCTATTCGGCAACGTGCCTGACACCCTGTCGCAGTTGATCAGGACCGCGTTTGTTGCACGGCCCGGGAATAAGCTTGTGATCGTTGACTTCAGCGCCATCGAGGCCCGCGTCGTGGCTTGGCTGGCTTGGTGCAAGTGGCGTCTCGAGGTGTTCAATACGCACGGCAAAATCTATGAGGCTTCGGCTGAGCAGATGTTCAAGCTGCCGCCCGGTAGTGTAGACAAGCGTTCACCTTACCGGTTCAAAGGCAAGGTCGCGGAGCTGGCGCTAGGCTACCAAGGTGGAGCAGGTGCATTGATCACGATGGGCGCCTTGGACATGGGTCTTACTGAGGAAGAGCTCGAGCCGATCAAGGTTGCATGGCGTACGGCCAACCCGGAGGTCGTCGAGTTTTGGTACGACTGCGAGGCTGCGGCCAAGGCTGCCGTGCTTAACAAGACAGTGCGCGTGCTGAAGGTGGCAGGCGGTAAAGCCGAGCTGCAGTTTAGCTACACGTCGGGCATGCTGATGATCCATCTCCCGTCAGGCCGCGCTCTGGTGTACTCCAAGCCACGCATCGAGACTGCGGACCTGAAGCGAGACAAGACTGACGGCACGAGCTTTACTGTTGCGCGGTCAGGGTCTCTCACATACGAGGGAATGGACCAGAAGACAAAGCAGTGGACCAGACTCTCGACCTACGGCGGAAAATTGGTTGAAAATATTACTCAGGCTATCGCAAGAGACCTTCTTGCTGAGTCAATGCTTGCACTTGATGACGAAGGTTACACCCAGCTCACGACCGTGCATGACGAGATCATCATGGAGGAATTGATTGACGGACCGAGGAACGTGAAGACAGCCGAGGAAGTGATGGGCCGACCGGTCTCATGGGCACCCGGCTTACCGTTGCGCGGTGACGGATTTGAAACGCAGTATTACATGAAGGAGATTGACTGATGGGCGACGTAGATGCAATTCTGAGTGAGCGCGGCTTACGTTACGGGCTGTTTAAAAACCACGCAAGCATATCGCAGAAACTCAAATTTGAGATGCAGGTCCATGAAGGTTGGAATAGGATGGATAGCGATCAAAGAGAGGCCCTTGAAATGATTGCTCATAAGATCGCCCGCATACTAAACGGCGATCCTGACTATGCAGATTCGTGGGTGGATATTGCCGGCTATGCGCAGCTTGTTGCAGGCCGCCTTAGCGGAATTGTCCGATGAGTGTACCTAAAGTTCTGACACCTGAAGACCTATCACCGCTATTGCGTAGAACCGCAGCAACAATTAAGGTTGATGCTAGACGCCGGCCAGAGTCACTGCCACCGAGGCTTAGAATACCGGGCAGCGGCAGACTGCTGTGGCTGGAAGACGATGTTATTGCATGGTTAAAAACTTGCCGGGTAGGTAAATGAGACGCATCAGACCAGACGGGGATTTTGTTGCAGCTTATGCGAACCGCATGAAGCAGCTATTGCACGAGCGTGCGGCACTGCCTCATGAGGAGCTCGAGTATTTAGTTGAAGCGATCTCCAAGCTAAAAGACGAGCGGCTTAAAACCTGTGTTGCTGAGCTGATTGGATGGGGTGACGAAGAGCGTGCAGAGATTGAGACCTTCGTTGCCATTGCGCTAGAGGTAATGAAGCGCACGAACGTATCAAAGCTGCGTGAGTGTGCGCAGATTGTTGAGATTAAATATTGGGTAAAAAATGACGGACAGAGTAAAGACGACACTCGCGGTTGACATGTCTACGGGTGAGCGGTTCTGTACCCACTGCGCCTCGCGGCGGCCACTGCGTACAGGTGGCGAATGGGTACATAGCAGGGATGGATTAACGCGCCGCTGGAAATGCGGAGAGTGCTGGCAAAAGATAATAGAAAGACGCAATGACCGAAATCGCTCAAGTAACAACTGATCAGCTGTATTTTAGAGACCCTGATATTGACCCACCTCCGCGTGCGGTTAGCCTGCTGCTATTGAATCCCGGCGGTGTGCTGATCGTGGGTAATTGGACTGATGATTGTTTAGGCTGGTGTCCAAAGCCACGCATCCCTCGCAGCATCAAAGACAAAATTACAGGAGAAAAGAGATGATCATACGAGCAGCAGAGATGACCGCGCCTCTTGGGAAAAGAGGCAGGTCTGCAAGCAGAAGTCATGTGCTGTTTGACTACTTGATTGAAACCTACAACCTGAAAAACAATGCAGGCTTAGCTGAAGCGATTGGGCTTCTTGAGCCGACAGTTAGTCGGATACGAAATAAAATACTTCCTATCTCAGCGGCTACGATCCTTGCCATCCACGATGCAACTGGGATGACAATAGCAAAGATAAAAGAACTGGCAGCTCAATCATGAACTACCTTGTTCTTCTATTTATCTTAGGCTCGACGTTAGTCGGTCTCGGGGTATTCTGCGCAGCAATATGCGCAGCGGTTTATCTGATGAGCGATAACTGATTATTTAGGTTCTTTACCTTCGACGGTTAAACCTTCCTTGAGACGGCTCTTCTTTTCTTGGAGCGTCTCACGTTCTTTTTCTGCCGCTTCTTCTGTTACGGCGCCGGACCCTTCAAGCCTATTGATGCGCTTGATCTTCATGTCCAGCTCACGTACCAGCTTGCTGCGCTCAGACTTACTGATCTCCTCAGACAGCTCGAGGTCAACAGGTTTGATCTTGATGCCGACCGTGTTTGCCAAGGCATAACCCGGTTGCACTGGCAGGCCACCTTTATCGACACCTGTGTAGCCAAGCACAGACTGGCCAGTGGTGTTGGCAATCACGTTCATCGCCCGGTCCCAATGGTAGTTGCCGATTGCAACCGCAGGTGCGAACTGCTGCCACATCCACTTGGCCCGTTTTTGACCGGCCTCTGCGCTGGTGTCTGACTTGTCAACGATGTCTTTACCGAAGAACGAATCTTTATTCCAGAGCATTACGCCAAGCGTATTAAGGATTGGATTACTAGGCGTTATCGGTTGCAGGATTGGGATGCCGCCAGCGTTTGCATGCGCGTCAAGCAAGTCACCGCCCGGGAATACGCGGCTAACGTCAAGGAACAACGGGAGGTTAGTCACGTCGTCCATGCCAAGGCGGATCGCCTTCGGCGTGCCGAGAGTTGCACTGTAACCCTTCATCCAATCTGGCAGGTTTTTACGCTCTTCAGACTCGAACTCTTTTACGCGATTTCTAAACTCAGGGTCGGTGACATACCGGCGAATCACAGTCCACCAATCTTCATCTTCTCCGCCGCCAAGAGACGCGGCCATAGCGTACATTAGCGCGTTGACCGTGTACAAGGCACCAGCTGGAGCAGCGTAGCGCCAAGGCGTCTCTAATGCTGTGCGGACCAGAGGCGGCACGACCTTGTAGGTGTACGCAAAGAACGGCAAAGCGAAGTCGCGCAAAGCTCGAGCGGTCTTCGGCATGTCGTCGTAAGTGAACAGGAATTGCTGCGAGAATTCAACCGAATCATCGACGCTAATTCCGCGCTTGCGAGCATCGCGGTAAATCAGATAGCGGAAGAAAGTATCCTCAGCTTGGTAAGCTTTGGCCGCTGGCTTACGAACAAACCACGACATTGCGTTCCAAACTGTATCGACACCTCGCTTGAGTCTTGACTCGCTGACCTGAGCCAAAGCTTTCAGCTGCTCAGGCATCTCGTTCAGAAGTTCTGCGCGATTAAACGTGCCGCCGAATAGGCCAGCGTCTAAAGCCTCATCGACCATCGGATCGTTCTTAACCAAGTCACGGATTGCGCCTGCGTATTTACCGATGTCCCAATATGAGACTCCGGCAAAGTGCGCCATCGTCAAGTTGGACAGGACGTTGTTCGCGTGTGATACAGGATTCAGGACGGTCTTGCCTTCCTTCCACATCGACAAGCCTTTGAGGTACATCTTGATCAGCTCTGATTGTTGACTGTTGTCAAAGCCTGACAGGTGGTCCATGATCTCAGCCGGCACCCACTTACCGGCCAGCTTCCCATATCTACGGGCCATCGTGTCTTCGACCTTAGTCGTCGGCACTTGGATGTAACCCGGTTGCTCTTTCTTACTGGCGTAGTCTTTGGCAAGGTTCTCGTACAGGCGGCCAAGAGCGATGTCTCGCTGCGACTTGTTGTAGCCCATCACGAAGCGGAACATTGCGTCCCGAATCTCGCCCATGTCATCACGCTCTTTGCGCGTGTAATCGCGCCAGACTGTGACCACCTCGTCGGTCGCCGGGTCGTATGCCTCATCCCGAACTTCCCAGCCTTCATCTAGCCAGTCTTGCAGGTCCTCGACCGGCACGTTCTCAAACATACCTCGAGACTTCAGACTGGAGCCGCCAATACCCTGCATCGTTTTCTGCCGGCCGAACAAAGCCTTAGCGGCCTTTGCCCATGACTTGACTTCATCGCCAAGCTTTTGCTCGTAGAAACGTGGGAGGTACTTACCGTCCCAACGACCAGCGGCGCCGGGTGATAGCATGCCCAGACGGACAAGCTCAGCGGACTGCTCTGACATAATTGATTGGATTGATGCGGCCAGCTCGAGCACATGCTTGGCTGGCTTTGATCCGCGCTTGAGCTCGCCTTCGATGATGTCACTGATCATCTTCCGCTCTTGCTCTGGCAGGTCTTTCATCTTGCTGGCCACGTCAACGGTCAGCCTCTGAGCGCGTTCGACTTCGGCTTTCATCTTGCGCATTGCACGGCTAAGCTCAGGACTCACTGGCTTCAAGCCGATACGGTCGAGAACATTATTGGCTACATTAGCGGCCAGATTGTATGCCTTCGCACCTGCACCGAAACGGAAGCGGCCAAGCTCATCACGGCTAAGAATCCAGCCTTCGGTCTCTTTGCCGCGCTGGCTAAAGCTTACGGTGTCTCGCTCTCCGCCAAGCTCGCGCCGCCTTTGAACGCCTTCTCTACGCCGGCCTTCAGTCGGTGCAGCTTTAGTCGCAGTGCTTCCGGGACCGGGCGTGTAGCCTTCGAGCGTGGTTCTGCTGATGATGCCGCTGATTCGGCCGGCTTCGTACTCTTCATTGGTGACATCTATTAACCTCTCTTTCAACCCCTCTACCTTAACACGAGGGATACTTGCAAGTGGCGCAACTTCTGCTCCATCTGGGCCACGGGAATTATCAATTGCAACAATCTCGAAAGCCGGGTCGTCGCCGAAAGTTTCCTGCAACTTGCGGATGGCTTCACTGGAACCGGCATGCCCTTTGACTAAGGCAGCGACTGGGACTGTGCGCCCGGTCTTCATTGCTCTTGGGAATACGCCGTTCTTTACGGCCTCTGCTGGGTCGCGGTAGACGTAGGAGATGAGCACGCCATGACCGGCGTCGAGCGCCAACTGGACACGCCTCTTTGCGCTGTCGTAGCTGGACATGGTGCCGTCGTAGACAATGTCCGCTGCATTAAGGCGGTCGCCTAAGAACTTCTGCACGCTAGACTTACCAGCCCCGCCGCCGCCAGCCATGAATGCTACGACTCCGTTCGGGCCAATCTCTTCAACGCGTTTTGCGTAAAGCTTGTCAATGAAATTACCTACGGCCTCATGCACCTCTGCTGCACGCGAACGATCTGCGCGGTACTCTGGCGACAGCTCACGAGCGATGTCAGCGTCCAGCACCTTACCGCCGTCTGTGCCCTTGAGGTTGTTGTACTCTTCGGCCAACGCATCGAAGTCGTTATCGACGCGGTCTTGCAAGGCGTCGCCGATGTCGCCTTCACGACGTTGATATCGGATGTCTGGGCTAGTGGCTGATCTAATTTGAGTCGGCTCGAATACTACGTATTCAGTGTACGGCGTTCCGTCTTCTTGAGTTTGCGTAAAAACTGCGCCATCAAAACCTTCTTTTTTTAGACGTTGAATTTTATCTTTAGTAAAAACGCCTATGTCACCATAGTCTTTTGCAGTATACGGGTTTGCAATATTCAAATACGCAGGAATAACATTTGCGCCTTCAGATTCTCCGGCATAAATATTTGCTGCTCTTGTATTCTCAGTAAAATAAACGCCATTAGTTGTATCAAATTTCGATACGTTAGTACGGGTTCCTCGATACACCACCAACGGCTCGCCGTTCCCATCCACTACTTTGCTGTCTTTAAAGAACCGTTTGAATTCCGGTGTCTCTGTTTGGCGTTTACTAAACGCCGGCAGCTCTCGAGCAGGTAGGAATTCAGCGAGACCGCCCTTGACCAGAAACGCTTTAAGCGCAGGCTGGCCAACAATCTTTTCAGTCGATCCATCCTTGCGTTTAAAGGTGTAGGTACAAGTCATCTCAGCCGCCCATCTCCTGATCGATTAGCAACATTCCAGCCTTGTCTTGATCTACAAGCTGGATGCGGGCTAAGAGATCGCCATACTCGCCAACACTGGTGCGCTGAATCTCGAGGAACTGAAGCAAGAATTGCTGGACCACCGGGTCAGAATCGGCTTGCTTGTACCAGTCCATGTAATCTTCATACAATTGCAGCTCGGTCTCGTACCCTAGTTCGACCGCGTCGCTCAGGGTATTGATAGGCTCATTCATTGCCTCGATGGCAGGCACCTTGGCCACACCACCGACGTCATTCAGAAACTGCACATGAAGCTGGTAGTGCGCCAACTCGGCTGCGCTTTCGGCGGCAAAGAATTTCTGTGCGCCAAAGTAGCCGATGCGTTGCAGCTGGTTAGCGATGTGCTTGTACAGGTTCGAAGCGTAAAGCTCCGAATGAATGGCGTCATCAATCAAAGCCTTGAGGCTGCTATCGATAATCATTTTGGGTGTCATATTAAACCTCAATCACAGTTGATCGAAACCGCGCCGGAGTCTTCCAACTCGGACAGGATATCAAGGAAGTTGTCCTGCACATAGTTAATTTGCGCAGCATCGGGACGTGCTTTAACGGCGGCCTCAGCGCGGGTCTTGGCAAGACCACGTTTGTTTAGGCCGGCAAACAATTCGGTTAAGGGTTTAGCTTTAGCTTCTTGTGCTAATTTTTCGGCAACACGCGGCCCGACGAAAGCTTCCCGCTCTTTTCCTTTGAGAGGGCCAGTGCTTTCACCCTTTGCGCCAGCCTTTGCAGCTGGTCCGGCGACTTTGCCGCCAGCCATTTGTCGTGCTGGTCCTGATCCAGATTCGGCTGCTGCGCTAATTCGTTTTCCATCGAAACCCTCTTTTGTCAAAAGCGACTTCGCCGCTCCGGCGTAGTCTTGGCTAGTAACACGTAGTTTAACACCCAGCTTTTTATAAAGCTCTTGTTCTGGGTACCAGATCAAAGCTTGCAAAGCAGCGGGTGGTACGCGCTTGCCGGTCTGCTGTTCCACCAGTGCTACCATTTGGCGGACCACGTCTCGCAGGCGTTGGCGTTCGCCGCCTCCGCCCGGTGAATCCTTTGGCTTGTCTGCCGATTTTAAAATAGTACCGGCTGCTCCGACAAGATTTGTTTTGTATCTTTCTTTTGAATCAAACTTGGCACGCTCTTTTATAAACTGCCTGTTGTGCAAACTGTTTACAGCTCGAGCCAAAGCGATAGCGCCGTCGTCCGACTTCATCGCTTCATCTACTAAAGCTTGGTCGAAGTCGGCAGCAAACAGCCCCCTACTAGAATCGCCCTTCTCTGCAATAGCACTGCGAAGGTTGGCTACTTGCTTAGCAAAAAGCTTTTCATCAAACGCCGGCAACTTACCAGTCAAACGGCCAATGGTTCGCATGAACCACATGTCCATAGTTACCGGCTCGAAATTACCTGACAGGTTACTGTAGAAACCGAAACCAATCTTGGGACCAAACACTGCCGAGCCAAGCATCTTCTCGTTCATCGACTCGCCGCTAATCTTAAAGCCTATGCTTTCAAGTTCGCGCTTGGTAAATTCCGTTTGCAAGAATCGGCGAAGCAGGTCCGGTCCCATCTCTTCGAGCAGGCTGTTAGCTAGAGCAAAGTTCTTACCCATAGCTGGAGCAGACTTACCGGTGCCTACTTCAGGGAACTTCCCGGTCTTACGGAAAGCCTCGTATTGATTTGAGGCATACCGCAGATTGTCTTCCACGTTCATCGTCTGGGACGATATCGCGGTAGCTATCAGGAATGCGTTCCGAGCATTTTGATCCGTGTTCAATTCCGGATACTTGACCGCCATAGTGCTCAGCGTTCTTCTCACAGTCTCGTCGTACCATTCGACCGCATTGCCTGCGCTCTTGATCGCGGCGATTGCTTCAGCCGCCATCATCTTGGCTACGGTTGTGCGGTCTTCAGGCTTGTTTAAATCAAGGGAAGACATGCCTGCATCGCGATAGCGTTTGTCCAGCCACTCAACTACCGGAGGGATGCCGCCGACGAAAGGCGTTTCAAAAGCTTCGCTCTTCGTCTTGCCAGTCATCAAACCCAAAGCGGTAGCTTTGTATTCAGCCTCAGACAACCCTAGCGAATCCGCTACTGAACGGAAGGTGCCTAAATCTTTCTCCGGCTCAATTGTTTTTTCTTCGGCTTTCTGCCGCTTAGCAAACGCTGGTGCTTCTTCCAAAGACTGGACCGGCACGGCGTCGTGCTTATTGCCTAGCAAAACGACAGCACCGCCGTTGCCGAATGGCGCAATGTAGCCATCAAACCCGGCGTCAATGACTGCCGACTCGAAAGCATTAGCGTTAGGCTGGGAAGGGATCAGGCGGGTTGCCGGATCGTAGATGTTGTTGAGTCGGACCTCGTGAGCAAAGCGGCCTACGCCGCTCTCAGGGCGAATGCCCTTGCCTGTGTCCACATAGAAATAGATGCGGTTACCAATCCGCGAGTCAGTGCTCTGACGTAGGCGGCCTGCCTCTGCGCCACGGATACCCGTGCCGTAGTAGTTACCGCTTAACGAAGTTTGGACTCTGGGCGAGTAGTGCCGGCCGACGACTGAGATTGCGCCTTCGATTGGCTCTCCGTAGCTTGGGAGCTCACCGCGCCTACTTTTTGCAGGTACTGGTCCACCTCGTTCTGCAGCTTGCTGTACGCCTTCAGCTCCGGCGGGGATATTTGTTTCACGTTGTTCTCCTTGAGTTCGATCCTTACGATACGCGATAAGCGCCTCGCGTGCAACCATCTTGGCCTTGACCAGATCACGCATGTAAGCATCGACTTTAGCCGACTGGCCACGTCCCTGCGTAGCTTTGCCGCGCAAGGTGGCCATCAGGTTGTCGATAATACTTAGCCACTTCTCGACGAAACCTTTGAACCCTTCCGGGTCAGCTTGCTCTACATCAGCCCAGAATTGCTTGTCAACGGCACGGTTGCCAAGGAAGTCGGCGGTCATCTCTGACCGAGTTACCGGGTCGGCTATCAGCTCCTGAATACGCGCTTCGCGTGCAGCCGGGTCAGTGATACCTGCCAGCTCAGCCTTAGCCAGAAACTTCTCGAGATAGGCACGCTTGCCCTTCTCGGTTAGGTTGTCGTCATAGAGCGAATCTATTGCCGCGACGAACCGCTGAGCCGGCGTGTCAGTTAGACCTTGGCGGGCTTCAGCTAATGCAATTTGTTCGACTCTGTGCTTGAACTCGTGGAGCGATGTCCGGGTTACGTTGATGTCCACGTTCGCGGTGTTGACAAAAGCTCTGCCGCCAAGTGCAAGACCGTTCAACGCCGTCGGACTGGTGTCATGAAACGCGTACAGCTTACCGCCGAACTGGCTGTCCAATGCGTCCGCAACAGCATTAATTTCGGCAGTCTCTGCGTCAGGTGCAGGGTTTAGCTGCGCAGGTACTTCTACGTTATTAGCGGCAGCCCATCTTTCAAGAGACTGTTGCGCAGCTGTTCTTGCTTCTGTGGCGACAACTTCTCTGTCTGCTTGCGCAGCAGGTAAGTTAGGCACTGCGGCCGGTTCAGCTTCCGGGATTGAGATGAAATTGTCTTCGACACTTGGGGCTTCCGTGGTTGGTGCCAGCCGCAATTTATCAAGACCGAATCTCTGTTCGGTCTCAAGGCTTGGCACAGGTAAAACCGAGGCTTCCATTGTAGGCTCGATACGCCCCGGAATCTGTTGTATTTCCGCCACAGGTCCAAGCGTTGGCTCAATACGACCCATGTTGAGGACAGGCGCCGGCGTAGGTCCAAGGATGTCGTTAGCGTCGCCAGCCAGCTGCTCAGCTGCGGCAATCGCGTCAGAGGCCGTAGCGGCTTGCTGGAGCGACGCGGTAGCCGCTTGCTTGTCCTGCTCCAAAAGAACCGTCCGAGCCTCACTGGCGGCCGTCTTGGCAGCCGTAGCCTGCTCTAAGCTGATCAGTGTCTGGTCGTAGGTTTGCGGGTTCAGAGCAGCAACAGCTGCTTGGCGTGTACCGGCGGGCTGAGCACCAGCAACGCTTTGGTCAATCGTCCGTGCAATCTCTTGCTCAGGTGTGAGCTGGGTTTTAGTTCTAACGCCTTGATAAGCCCCGGGGCCAACACCGCCCAAAGCACCAAGAATTAAATTTGCAGCGGAATCTTCGCCAATTTCTTTATTAACAATTTGTGAGCGAATACCAATATCAGAAGCTAAACCCTCAAAAAGTTCCTGAGTACCTTGTTCAACTGCTGCAGCGGGAGCAGCTATACCAACCCTACCTAAAGCTGTTTTGCCGCCAACACGGTTTAGGATATCGTTATAAGCCCCGGTCAAAAACTTACCAGTAATACGGTCGCCTACAGCAGCAACCATACCCTGCAACATTGCGCCGTTCTCGGCTGCTTTATCCGTTACGATTGTTCGGGCTTCTTGCGGCGATACGTTTCGTTTGATTAACGTCTGATAATAAGGACTGGCTTCTTGTAATTGAGCGTCAGTTAATTTGCTTATGTAAGTTCTTGCGGCGTCTGCTGCTTCACCGGCAGCCATACCACCGCCAACTCCAGCGGCGGCTGTTGGGCTTCTCGTGGCCACGATAGTAGCGATAACGGGTGCTAAAGAACCCAACACACTGGAAGCTTGAAGAGCGTATCCAGATAAGGTTGGATCATCACCAAAACTTAATTCACCTTTAAAAATATTGCCGGACGGCGTAGACCCAGCAATTATCTTTTTACCTGTTATAGAAAGGCTGTCTTGAATATCTTTTTGAACGCGGTCGCCATACTGCGCTAATTCAGCAGTACCCGGAATAGCCGGGACGCCAGACAAAGCGCGATCAATCGTAACTTTAGCCGCTTCTTTATCTGCAGTTTGTTCAGCTACGCTTCGTAAACCAAAAGCGTCAGCTAAAGCAGTTTGGGCAGTAGTAATTAAACGACCAGCTGGAGTAGCGGCAAACGCGTCCCCGGATAAAACATTCCGAACAAGACCTCGAAGTCCTGTTTCAATTCCGCTAGGGGTTTTTAAAGTACCGCCTACAATTGCGCCACCGAACTGTTTGCTTACGTCGCCGACGAATTCGCCAGTTTGATAATCGCTATCTATGTAAGGCTCAACTTCGGAAACCACACTCTTCACTGTCGGTGCGCGTTGCTTGTTAAGAGCAGAGACTACTCGGCCAACACCGGGCGTAACTACGCGGGGTGCTTTGCCTTCTCTGATGTTTTGCGCTTCGGTGACAGCTTCGGGGCTGATAGGACCTTGACCTAAAGCTAGTCGCTTATCAATCTCTGCCTGCTGGTTAACCGGGGGCGCGTTGTCCATCACGCTGCCGGAGCTTGGCGTAAAGACGTCTTTGATTACTTTGGCAGCACTCTCAATCAACCCCGGCTTGTCGGCGTCCTTGTCTACCTTGCCTTCGAAGGTAGTAGGCTCGGCTGGTTTGTTAGGCGCAGGCGCAGCTGCGCTAGTCAAATGCGCGACGATCTCATCGTCTGAATAACCGGCTTTACGTGCTGACGTTGCATCAAATTTATTCTTTGACGCAAGATAGTCCGCAATCTCTGCGCGGCTATAACCAGCTTTTAATGCACCTTCGACGTTAAACGCCATGCCGTGTCCTTACTTTGAATCGAAAGAAGTGATTGGCAACGCCTTTTTAACCGGACCAGCAGACGAAGGAACTTTACCAGTAAGCACCTGCTCAGCAATAGCACGCTTCTCAGCAGCCGGCTTCTTGGCAAACTTCGGGTCTTCTTTTTCCATCTTCAACTGGATGTCGGCAATCTTTTTATCGTAATCAGAACCCTTCATGCCAAGGTCTTTTTTGCTACCGTCACTCATAATTGCAACGGCATTACCGTCCGCGTCCGTCATCACACGCCGAACAACACTGGCTTTGTCGCCGCCACCGCCTTGGTTTCTAAAGATATTACGTTTTTCAGCAACCGCGATTTCACCCGCTTTACCGGCCACGTCCATAGCAGAAACATTTTTAAGATAACCCGCATCACCGGCAAAACTCTCGGCTTCGGTTTTCTTGGCTTTAATTCCCTCGGCTGCTTTAGTAAGACGGTTCTGTTGGCCGGCTGCCCAATCAGCCGCTTCAAGTTTGGCTTTATCTTCAGATAAGCCGGAGTCCATAAGAGCCTTAACCTTAGCCTTTTCAGCTGCTGCTAAATCTGGCGCAAGAGCAGC